AAGTGGTATAATTCAGTCGGCTTTAAAGGCGCTGTTTTTGTCGCTGGTGTTATTAGCGGTGTTATGCTGGCTAAGTAAATACCAAGTATTCATTATGTCGTTCTTCTCATCTCGATTATATTGAGTGCTGTTTAAAGCGTTTAAAACATGGTCAATATCTAAGTGGTTAAATTCTGTATTAGACGAGCAAACGAAGCAAGTGCATCTTGTTTTACTTTCCATACTATTTTTCTATTTTGTTTTTGAACCAATTAAAAGTTTGTTCTGGCGACATCCAATTAATATTATTATTATTAAAGATTCCCGATTTATCTTTAAGTTTTGTGGTACACTCACTAAAGAACTCTTCTCTTAACTTATTCCAGTCGATTGGATTTTCATTCTGTTGATTTTGGGAGGCGGATTGATATATTTTCCAACATTTCTGATACTCTTCTTTAGTAGCGCTTTCGTAATTCAGCATTATAGATAACGCCTCCAACAACTCACTATTAATCCTATGTTGAGTTTGGGATGCAGAAAATCTATTAATAATTAATTTTAATTCTTTCATGCTTAATTCAAACTCAGTGTTATCATTAGTCAGTAGAGGTTCTTTATGAATATTTAATACATCTGAGACGACATCCTCCAAGCCATCACTATTAAGGCTATGTTGTGTGGGAGGATTGTCTATTAAAGCTTGTGCATAGACTTCTCTTTCTCTTTTATACCAGTCTAATTCAGCGAATTGATGTGGGTATTTATCTAAAGATTTTAAAATGGCGTATTCTTTAACCTCTTCAATCTTCTTTTTAATATCTTCTTTCATTTTACTTGGTTTTAAGATAATCTTTCGGGAATTAATATTTTATTGTCAATAGTTAATTCGACTTTGCCGTTTTCAATCTGAAGTAAAGCGCATCTTTTACATCTATGATAATATTTAGTTGATATTGTACCGTAATCATCCAAATAGAATCCATTAGCAATATTATCATCTGAACAACTTGTTCTATCGTGTTCGGGGTAAATAATATCTATTAATTCTTTTGCTTCCATATCCTATTTATTAATTGTGTTTAATTTACTTTGTTTTAGTTTCTTTCTCTTTAAGTTTCTCCAAATATTTTATTATTTTCTTTTTGGAAATAAAAATAGGTTGATTGGCTTTAATTACCTTTTGATAGTACTCTCTTTCTTTAGTCATAATTTATTCAAAGTGTTAATTTTTGTAATACTTGTAACGCTCTCAGATAGTACAAAGGCGGAAAGAATTAAAGAACGTTTACTTTGTTTTAAAACATTGGTGACGTATGCTGCAAAAATAAACCGCAATCTATTCTCCTATCCCGTCACCAATGCTATACTTTACTTCTCTTTTAGATATTCTGTTTTGTGTTTCATATACAATTAATTGAGTGGTTTTGAATCAATTTCTTTACGCTCAACTTTAGCACAGTCGGCTTTTTGAATCGGCTAATAAACAAGTCAGCCATTCGTTCAGCAACTCTTAACTGGTCTTTAGTTGTGCAGCTTTTAATAGTGGTAATCACTTTTAAATACGCTCTTTCGATTTGATATGCGTTCATTATAGTAAAGATTTAATTACGTTTTCAATCGCTTTATATTCGTTTTCGCTACATTCAATTTCATCACCTTCGCTAGTGTAGTAGAATGCTTCGTTAACATCTTCTAATTCTGTGTGATAGTCAGAATATCCTTGCTCTTCCCAAGTATCGGCAACACTTTGTGTTAATGTTGAGCGAATAGTTGCGATGATTACCAACTGCATATTACCACGCGTTAACTCCACTTCAAAGGTATCGGTGTCGTAACTGCCAACTCCTTCAAAGTTAAAGTCTAACCTGTCAATAGCGCGAGATATTTCGCTGCGGTTTTCTAAAAATACATTAATGTCGTACATATTATTTGTTTTTTAATTGTTTTCAACTTCTAATTGCTCAAGTTTTCCTAAAATCGAAGCGTTTTTAGAATCTTTTCTTTGTCTTGGTTTTAAATTAAAATCTAATTCGTTTTTTAACTCTTCAATATCTTCGACACTTTCGCATAATTCAACGCACATATTCATTGCAAACTTTAAGTCAAAACCTCTTTCGTTAATGAAGCTTATTAATTCTTCTCTATTGTTTTTTAAATCTTGATTTGTCATGCTGTTTGTTTTAATTGTTTGTTTGATGTGGTAAAGATAGCGCGAAGATTCTATTTCGCAAATATTTATTGAAATATTTTTTTATTAAAATTTTAAGTGCCTGATAATCAAAGCAATTAATTTCAATCGGCAAAATAATTGAAATAATGTTTGGAGAAAATAAACTTTCGCTATATCTTCGCCTTATTCAAATTTAAAACTATCAAATATGAACTATCTAAAAAGCGATTACGCAAAGAAAAAAGGAGTGCTGCCAGCGCGAATATCGCAGCTAAAAGCAAAAGGTGTACTTATATTAACTACCGATAAGGAAACAGGAAGAGAAATGGTGGTTGATTGTGTGCAAAATGACAAACTGTTTAACCGAGTATCTCACAACGCTAAAAGAAAGTAGTATGGTAAAAAGTAAGATTAACGAAACTATTGACGTAATCGGGCAACTAGATTTCAACATCAGATGGGTGCAACAGAAAATTGCAAAACAAAATTATAACAGCTTCAAAAAGTCAGTAGAACATCAAGAAGAAATTCAAATGATGGTTTTAGCAAGACTTAAAGAGCGTTACAATAAACAAGTTGACAAATTAAAAATTTACTAAATCAAACAACATGGAAGAAATTATCAAGGATATTCAACAGCACATTAAAGATGTAAAAAAAAGCAAAGATTGTGAATTTAATCAAGGAGTTATATTTGCTTTAAACGATGTATTAAAACTAATCAAATCAAAATAAACAACATGGAAAACAAACAAACAACAATCGAAGAGGGTCAACCAGTAACAGAAGTTACAGCAGTTGAGCAAAAGGTAGAAGAGATTAAATTTCCTACCATTCAAAACAATCAAACCGACCTAAGCACCTTTGGCAATAAAGAAGGTTTTGAGCATTCAATGAGAGTAGCAAAGGCTTTAAGTGTTAGCGACCTAGTGCCGCAACAATATAAAGGCAACGTGAGCAACTGCCTTATTGCTATGGATATTTCAAAGCGAATTGGCGCAAGTGAGTTAATGGTGATGCAAAACTTATACATAGTTCACGGTAAGCCAGCTTGGAGCAGTCAATTCTTAATAGCGACTTTAAACGCTTGTAAAAAGTTTTCACCGTTACGTTACGAAGAAGATGATAAGAATGGAGGTAGATGCCGAGCGTATGCGGTGGACTTAGCAACGGGTGAAAGATTAGAGGGTGTATGGGTTACTATGGAAATGGCAGCAGCGGAAAAGTGGATTGACAAAGCTGGTAGCAAATGGAAAACAATGCCGCAATTAATGATGCGCTACAGAGCAGCTGCATTCTTTACCCGTCAATTTGCGCCTGAGGTGTCAATGGGTATAATGACGAGCGAGGAAGTGATTGACATTACACCAATTCAAAACCAAAAACCAACTACCCAATGGACGCAAGAATAATCATTGAAGCGGAACAGCGTAGCCTTGAGTGGCACGCTGCCCGCTTGGGTGTTTTCACCTCATCAGAAATTTACAGACTAATGACCAAGCCTAAATTGAAAAGTGAAGTGTTAAGCGAAGGCGCTAAGACGTATATCTTAGAAAAGGTTGCCGAAAGTTTAACGGGTATTCGTGAAGAGGTGTTTACTACTCCATCGATACAATGGGGAATTGATAACGAGCCACTAGCTAAAAAGCACTTAGCACGATTAAACAACTGGACCATTGAAGAAACTACCTTTATCAAAGTTGATTCATTGAACTACGGTGGTAGTGGTGATGGTTGGATTCGTGAAATTAACGGGGCTTTAGAAGTGAAATGCTTAAACACCGTTAACCACCTTAAAGAGATTCGCGATACTGAAGATTTGAAAGGTAATCTACCAATGCGATTTTGGCAAGTTCTTTCAGACGCTTATCTTCGCGAGTGCGATGTAGCGGTATTGGCTTGGTTTGACCCACGAGTGCCGAACGATTACGGACTATTCACTAAGCAATTTAAAGTTGAACAATCGGACGTTAACGAGATGTTGGAGAAACTTAAATACGCAAATGAAGAGTTTCACAATCAACTTGAATATTTTACAAAACTTTAGTATTAACAATCAAAAACAAATAAAATGAAAATAGAGTTATCGGTAAAGAAAGTGTTTGATATTAAAACACTACACGTAAATGCTGGGGTAAGATATTGGGAGGACGCAACAGTAAATGGAGTAGAAGATGCGTTAGGTGATTTAATACCATGCAGAGAAGGCGATAGATGGAAGCCTATTATAGATATTGAAAATGGAAAAATAATAAACTGGTCACAAGGAGTGAAATCGGAAATACATTATAAAATTTGCGATGACGGTATTTACTCCATACATAATGAAGAAGGTGAATCTATTTTAACGGTAGACGGATATGTAATAAGTTCATTAAGCCCAAACGGGAATGGATATGGAGATTATATTAAAATGACAATAGATGAAAATGGAAAAATAGATAAATGGAAATTTATTGTTGACGATTTCACAGAAAGTGAAGATTAATAAATAATAATCTAATGACCCACGAAACAACCAATCTATTAAACGACGTTCTTTCCCTCTTAGTTTAATTACAGAACATTAGCCAACAGATAACGGATACAATCGGAGGTTAAAAGTGTGTGCGAGATTCATGCAGAGGGTTTTATTAAAAAAACAAGCAAAATGAAGAAAGGTTATTGGTGCAAACAACGCGAATTAGTCACGATATTGCAAGAGGATAAAACGCATTGTGTGATTAGGTTTAAAAATGGCACAACTATTTGCACAGATTTAAATTCAATTTCAGATAGATTTGAAGAAAATAATTTAAAACAAACGCAATTATTCTAATTTTTTTTGTATATTAGCATACTCTTAGGGAAAAAGTCGAAATCACTAAGAAATTATTTAATAACCAACTCGGTTAACTGGCATACAGGGCTTCGACTCCCTTCCCACCAGTTGCCGAGAAGGTTTATATTTAAAAAAAATGGCGGAAGGAAAAAATAAAATTACTATTTATCGCGATTGGGTTGATTACTTTGAACCTTTAACAGATGAAGAAGCTGGTAAATTAATTAAACATTTACTGCGTTATACAGATGACCAAAACCCGATTAGCGACCGAATGACTGAATTACTTTTTTTGCCTTTAAAAAAGACGCTAAAAAGAGATTTAAAAGAATGGGAAGCTAAATGTGAAAAGAATAAATTAAATGGAATGACAGGAGGTCGACCAAAAACAAAACCCAACGAAACCCAAAATAACCGAACGGTTAATTTTGAAACCCAAAATAACCCGATAATAGATATTGATATTGATAATAAGATAATAGATATTATAAAAGAAGATAGTATGTTAGTAAAAACGGCTTCGCCTTACGCAAAAAAAATAATTCCATCGATGGATGAGGTTATTGAATTTATAGTTTTAGAAAAACAATGCAGCCAAAACGAAGCAGAAAAATTCTTTGACTATTACCAAGCCAACGGTTGGCGAGTCGGTAAAAACCCAATGAAAGATTGGAAAGCCGCCGCCCGAAATTGGTTAAAAAACGCATCAAACTTTAATAAACAAACTTTAAACACTAATCAAAATGGAACACAACTTACAAAACAGGAACGAGAGCAAGAAGAGTTTAACCGCCGATACGGTACAAACTTTGGGCAGCAAACCTCTACGGGCAATTACTAGCCCAGAAGAAATGCAAATATTTAACATGAAGCTGGATATTTGCTCGCTAATGGTTGCCGAAAGAAATATGACTGAGGCAAATAGATTACTTATAATCAATTTTTTAACTTCGCAATTTAAGGATATGAGCGCGAATGATTTAGAGGAGGCGGTGAAAATGTACTTAGGAAAGAAACTTAATTGCGACGCGCAGTATTGCGCAAAAATGAGCGCTGAATACTTAGGTATCATATTATCATCGTATCGAGTTTACAAGCGAGAAAAACAAGCAACAGAGAGAAATATATTACCAAGTGTAACAACTGAAATAATAAAAAGCGACGAAGATAACTATAACGAGGTGGTAAATTACATTGAAAGAAATGCTAAGTTACCAGAATGGGGAAGCAATATTTATCTATCTGCTTACGAGTATTTGGTTTCCGAAATAACAAAACCAACAGACGACGAAAAAAGGATATTTGCTGAATCGGTGCGCGAAAAATTAAAACGTGAGCAGGATTTTGCAAGGTTAGAAGGTTATACTATGACGGCTCGCGCTAAGGTTAACCAGTTGCAAGATATGCTAACGCGTCCGCAAACATTCGCTAATCATTGCCGCGTTGAATATATTAAAAACTACTTAACAAAAAAATATAGCTTATGATTGAAGAGATTTGGAAGGATATAAAAGGATATGAAGGATATTATCAAGTATCTAACAAAGGAAATGTTAAATCATTAGATTTTAGAAGAACTGGAAAGCACCAGTTACTGAAACTAAAATATAATTCTGGCTACCCTTTTGTTATACTTGGTTTTGGTAAAACATGGAGCGTTAGAGTTCATCGGTTAGTTGCTTTGGCATTTATACCTAAAGTCAAAGGAAAACATTGTGTTAATCACATTAACGGAATCAAAACAGATAATTCAGTTAGCAATTTAGAGTGGTGCACATTTAAGGAAAATTCACTACATATGTACAGAACATTAGGTTATAAATCTCCGAACTACAAAAAGACTGGATACGAAAATAAAAAATCAAAACACATCATTGCCTTAATTGACGGGGTTGAAGTTGCAGAATTCCCTTCATCAACTGAAGCAGCCAAAAAATTAAATTTAAATAGGAAGTGTATAAGTTTATGTTGCAGAGGGATTCAGAAACAACATGGAGGTTATACGTGGAGATTTAAATAACAACGAATACACTAAAATTAAAAAATATTTAAAATATTCTTGAAAAAGTTTGCAAATAAAAAAAAAACACCCTATATTCGTTGAAACGATTAAAACAAACGATATGAAAACAATAACGCAAAGCGAAAGACCAATTGGAAAAAATTCAAACTACTCATGTTTTTACAGTGAAGATGTTGTAAAAGAAACTGACAGAGCGTTTTTAGTTAGTATGTATTTTGAACGTATTGGCGAAAAAGCAAATAGATGGTTACCTAAATCAAAGATGTTAGCATTTGAACATGTAGATAACAGAGATTTGATTTATAATGGAAATGATTTCGTAAAAAATCCTAACTATGGAAAAGCAAGGGTGCAATACTTTATTAGCAGTTTTTTCACAAAAGATAAAGGTGCTGAAAAGCCAGATATTGAAACTATTGCAGAAAGAAACGAAAATAAAACATGGTGATGGCGTAAATCTTGAATGGTTTGAATAATGAAAAACAAAAAAGAATGGGGAGGCGCTCGACAAGGTTCGGGCGCTAAACCAAAATACTCAGAGAAAACAACCACCATCGCTTTTCGTGTCCCGATTAGCAAAGTTGATGAGGTTAAGGAAATAATTAAAAACAAACAGACACAATGGAAAATAAAAAACTAATTTACGTCTACACTACCAACGGTCAGCTAGTAAACAACACGCCTTTTATTGGGGTTGATAAGGCGATTGAATTCTTAGCGACGAAAGCTGAGATTGAATTTGATGTAACAGAAGATGATAAAACTTGTTGGCGTAATGGAATAATGGAACGATGCAGAACTAACGGTGAGAAATACGCTGGGTACTACTGGCGAAGCAGACCAACAACTGTTTTCAAAACAGCGCAGAAATTTAAAACGGTTAAAGTTTATTAGTATGAAAGCACCCGAAAGAACAACGTACATCTATCGAATAGTAGGTGAGCAAAGATACTTAGAGCGCGTTTGCCCGACCGTAATGGCAGCATCGAGATTTGTAGCTAAAGAGTTGGAGTTGAACGTGGCAAACTTTAGAGTTGAACCGCACATAGACACAGAGATACCAGTAGGAAATACCTACGTATTAACATCTTACCTTAAATGGAAGTCAAAGGAAAAGCAACAGAGCGATGATATTATAGAGCATTTCAGCAATCCTAAGCCACAACATTTGCGATTTACTGGATTTAATTTTAAGTTTGACACATGCGAAGAATTGCAAGAACAGACGACAACCAACAATTAATAGTTAAGCAGTTGCGCCAGTTAGGTTGTAGCGTTGCCATTACTTCAATGATTGGTAAAGGGTTTCCTGATTTGGTTGTTGCTTATCAAGGAAAAAATTTCCTCATCGAGTTAAAAGATGGAAGCAAACCTAAAAGCCAAAAAGGACTAACAATGGACGAGGCTAAGTTCTTCACCGCTTGGAAAGGTCAAATTGATAAATGCGAATCATTAGACGAGATTTGCAAAGTAATAGGAATAATACTTTTTTGATATGGATGATTTTGATTTAATGCCTTTCGGCAAATACAAAGGTTATGAATTGGGCGATGTACCAGCCGAGTACTTATTGCACATTCTTAAAAGCGGTGAGGCTACGGGGCAACTCAAAGAATACATCGAGGATGTAAAAGATATATTAGAGTTGGAGATGCAAAGTAAATTGAATTGAAAGCCTCAATACATAGCAAGATAGTTAACGGCAAGTGCATCGAGAATAAAGAGAGCATAAACAAAGCCTTTGAACAATACGAAGGTAGGGAGGTGAAGATTACAATAGAGGAAAGGAAAGCAACGCGAAGCACAGAACAAAATAATTATTTGTGGGGTGTAATTTACCCACTATTAAAAAAAGGGTTCTTTGATACACAGGGAGAAGTTTATTCTATTGAACAGATACACGAAGCAATGAAGCAACGTTATAACTACATCGATAGCATCAATAAACAGACTGGCGACTTCGTAAGGCTACCGAAAAGCACTACCAAGAACAACACCAAAGAACAAGAAGCCTACCACGAAGAGTTAAGAAGATTTGCGCTCGAATGGTTTAATATTATAATTCCGTTGCCGAATGAAAAAATTATACTAAATTCGTAAAAACAAACAATCAATGCGAATAAGTGAAAATTTTGATAGTGAGCAAAGGATAATAATAGATAGAATTCTTAGCGATATGTGGGAAACAATGACGGAGGAAAATTGTAAAGAGTACTACGAATATCTAAAAGAAAAGCTATATTTACATCAAGTGCCGAAAGAAGTTGATTACAGACACGTACTAAAACAAAGGCTATACGGTAGAGTTAAATGGGCTTTAATTACTTGCAACGTGCCGCGACTACTTAAAATGGAAAGAGAAAGAGAAACGTATAAAAGACCATACTTCATCGAAATAATGACAAGAATATGAATACAAAAATAAAAGCAGTAGTAAAAGGAGTTTTGATAGTAGGGGTTGCGGCATCATTCGCAGCAGTTACATACTTTGCCAGCTTCGCAATAGCGTTTAGCGTTTATTCGCTTATAGCTTGTTACTTTATGCTTAATAAATAGTTATGAGCAAGAAGATTAAACAGTATTACACTAAGATAATTAAAGAGGCGTTGAAGGAAGTTGAGAAGAGGCAGAATGAAGCACACCCATTAAGAATGGGAAAAAACGGGTTAAAGCATGGCAAGAAGTAGCACCACATTTGATGGCAAGAATTTTAAAGGCGGCAGACCTAAAGGCTCGGTAGATAAAGTTACTAGCGATGCCAAAGCCTTGTTCATGGAAATAATGGAGGGGCAAGTACCGAAAGTTCAAGAAGAATTGAACGAGGTTTACAAAAAGGCAGCCTTAAAAAAGAAAATTGCGGAACTATAAATTTGCGTTGTAGGAAAAACATTATCTTTATAAGAAAAATATGTGGGTAGCTATAAAAGGATTAGAAGGAAAGTATGAAGCCAATGCTAACGGTCAAATAAGAACATTAAACTATAAAGGCTCAAAGGGTAGAATAGAGATATTTAAACCAGCGTATGACGCTAAAGGGTATTTGAGAACCGCGTTTGTTATAAACGGGAAGGCAAAAACAATAAAGGTTCATCGAATTATAGCGCAAACATTCGTGCCTAATCCGTTAAACAAACCACAAGTAAACCACATCAACGGAATAAAAGACGACAATAGAGCGGAAAACCTAGAGTGGGTTTCAAATAGAGAGAATGTTGTTCACGCATACGAAAACAATTTAGTTAATTTGCAGAATGGTGAAACACATCATAGGGCTAAATATTCAAACGAATTAATACAACAAGCGTATGATGAATATAAAAACGGAACACCTAAAAGAGAATTAGCACGAAAATACGGTTTTTCAAGGAGTGTGTTTAGACGAGTTGGAATACTAAAATAGTTTTAAATAGTATGGCGCGACCAAAAGGACAGAAAAAGATAGGTGGAAGGCAGAAAGGTACTCAAAACAAAGTAACCAAAGATGCCAGAGATAGATTCATGGATATAATGGAAGGCGAAGTAGACCATGTAAAAGACTCTCTTTCAGAGGTGAGAAAAGAAGATAAGGCAACATATCTAAAACTATTGGCTCAGTTGTTCCCGTACTTCTTACCTAAGATGACAGAGGTTAACGTGAAAGGTTCTATAACGAATGAAAGCAAACCATTTATGAAATGGGCAGACGATGATAGTTCTGAATCCTAAATACAAAAAGCTATTTACTACTGATAAGCGGTACATCATAATAACAGGCGGTAGAGGTAGCGGAAAGTCCTTCCACATAACATCGGCAATGAATCTATTAACCGATGAAGCAGACCATAGAATATTGTTCACTAGGTACACAATGACGAGTGCCGACATTTCAATTATACCTGAGTTCAAAGATAAGATTGAATTAATGGGTAGGGAAAATGATTTTAATGTAGGCAAATCGGAAATAGTAAACACTAGGACGGGGAGTGAAATATGGTTTAGAGGCATCAAAACGAGTAGCGGAAATCAAACAGCAAACCTTAAATCTATAGCTGATATAACAACGTGGGTACTAGATGAAGCTGAGGAGTTGGTAGATGAAAAGATATTTAATAAGATAAACCTATCTATTAGAACGCAGAAAGCGCAGAACAGAGTTATTTTAATACTCAACCCAACAAGTTACAATCATTGGATTTATAAGAAGTTCTTCGCTAAACACTTAGCTTATATCGAAATAGAGGGAGAGAAAATAGAAACTACCACACACCCAGAAGTTTGCCACATTCATTCGACCTACTTAGACAATATTCACAATCTTTCGGAAACATTCTTAAAAGAAGTAGAAGAACTCAAAGAAGAAGACTATGCCGAGTATTGCCATTCTGTACTAGGTAAATGGAGAGGAAAGGTTGAAGGTGCTTTATTTGAAGAAGAGAAGTTTACATACTTCAAAAAAGAAGATATGCCTAAAACAAAAAGCGATACCGTGTTAGGTTACATCGATATTGCCGATGAAGGCGATGATTATTTATGTGCTGTATTTGCTAAGATATGGGATAAAAAGATATACATCGAAGACGTTATATTTAGTCAAGATAACATCGATATAACGCTACCGCAAGTATCAACAATGGTTAATGCTTTAAATGTTGACTATGTTAGAGTAGAGGGTAATAATCAAGGAGGTGGATTTATACGGCTATTGAGGCAAACGGTACAAGAAGATAAGGTATTAATGGTTAAGAACACGCAGAATAAACACACTAGAATAAAGCTGTCGTACTCTATAATAAAAAACAAATTACTATTCTTACATCCTTCTCAACAAAGCCACGAGTACAAAGAAATGATGAAACAAATGTTTGAGTACAAAAAGGACGGAACTAGCAAACACGACGATGCACCCGATGCAATGGCTGGTTTAGCCAAGTTCATTCAAGTCTTTCTCCCCCACGTATTAGAATAAATTTTGGCAATTAATTTAATGGTTAATTTTAAAAAAAATATTCCATGAGTTACGTATCTAATTTAGTCGCTAAGATATTCGGCATCAATACCGTTAATGGTATGTTCACTCAATCGATATACGACCGTAAGAACCCCATTCTAATTGATACACAGAACAAATTACAGGTATACAATACTATTCCTCACTTTCAATCGGTAGTTAACCAACTTGCCGATATGTTCAAGAATATGGATATTAAGTTGTACGATAAAAAGACGGGTGAAGAGATTGAAAACCACCCAGTGCTGGACTTACTAAAGAAGCCTAACCCTTTACGCTCATTTGAAGAGTTCTTATATGAGTACTACGTTTTTAAGTCAGTGTTCGGAAATGCTTTCATCTATCAAATAAAAGGCTTGCCTAGCGCTTTACCTTCGCTAATGTGGAACTTACTACCTAGCGATGTGGAGGTAGTGCCAACGGGTAAACTATACAGTCAAACTACTATTGATGGCATCATTAAGTCATACAAAGTGTACGACCAATCGACGTATATTAATGTTGCGCCAAGCGATATGATATACAAGAATGAAGGCGTAGGAGGTAATTTGATTACTTCAATTAGTAAGGTTGATGCTTTGCAGTTGCCTTTATCAAATATCGTTGGGGCGTTAAAAAGTGAGAATGTGTTAATAGTTGAGCGAGGTGCGGAAGGTATATTAAGCAACGAGAGTAGCGCTGATGGTGGTGCGATACCTTTAGGCAAAGAAGAGCGTGAGAGAATAACGCGCGAGATGGATAAGAGTTACGGCATATTCGACGGACAAAAACGTAAGATTATTACCAATAGTTCTTTGAAGTGGCAGCCTATGTCTTTTCCAATGAAGGACCTCATGCTGTTGGAGTGTATAGAGAGCGACTTTCAAAGCATTTGCGCAGCTTACGGTGCTGATAGGGATTTATTCCCAAGCACGAAGGGGGCGACATTTGAGAATAAAAATAACGGACTAAAGGCAACATATCAAAATACTATACAACCTCAAGCAGATGACTTTATTAACACTTTGAATAACGCGCTTGGACTATTTAAACAAGGTCTTTACTTAGAGGCTTCTTACGACCACGTGCCAGTGTTACAAGATGATAAACAAATGGAAGAGCAAGCGGAGAAGACGAAGACCGAATACCTTAATATACAACTAGCTGATGGCGCTATCACTATTGAAGAGTATAGAGCAGAGTTAGGAATGCCGCCATTAGTATCAGTAGCAGAAGCGACACAATCAATAGAAGATAAAATCGCTAATGCTCAGGTTGAATTAAGAGGAACGGTAGGAGGTGTTCAAGGGTTGATTGAATTGAATGCATCGGTAAGTAGAAACGAAATATCACGAAATAGCGCAATAGCTATTCTAGTCAATGTTTACGGTTTCGATTCGTCAACTGCTGCAAGTATGGTAACAGGATAAAAAATAAAAATTTGGCAATAGTTTTAGTACTTAATTTTGAAAAGAAAACATGAGCGAAGAAAATAAACATATCATTAGTGAAGCCGAAAAGAAGTCGGCTCATTATTCTGTTAAGTCAGCCGATGCTAATATTATAGATGTTAGTACATCTTCGCGTATTGTTACTGGTTTCTTTAATTCTTATAACTTCTTCGATTCAGATAAAGACGTGTTGATTATGGGCGCTGCTAAGAAGTCGATAGATGAAAGAGGCGTGAATAGCAATGCG